ACCCGATCGGCGCGGCCGTGAACCGGCCTGCTTCGGGCCAGTAGCTCACCGGGCGCCATACGGCGGCCGGGTATCTGTCTTGGATCATGGCAGATACCTTAGCGGGACGATGCGCAGCGTTGGGTAGTTGACGGCGTGAGTTCCGGACGCAGCGGCCCGGTATGCCCAGATAGCGAAGGTCGTCGTGCCCGGTGGGCATTCGACCGTGATCGTGGCCTGATGCTGCGACGACGTCTGCTCGTACGTCGTGGCCGGGATCTCGCCCCAGCCTGCCGCCGCCCCTCCGCCTACCCCGGGAGCGATTGTCACGGCGCCGGACACGTCAACGCCCACGCGCAGGGATGACCCGACGGTGGACGACATCCATGCGCCATAGGACACGAGGCATAGCAGGGTGTCCGTCGGATGAGCGTTGACGACCGACGCGGAACACGTCGTTGTTGGAAGAACAGCCCACGCGGTGGCCGTCACCGAGTTGGTTCCGTTGCCGAAAGCGGTCACGACGTCCGGGAAAACCCAGTCGGCCGCATCCGCGATTCCGCCTGCCTTTACAGCCATGACGCCTACTTTCCGTATCTCACAGGATCGTGCAACAGGACTTGCTCTCCGGCCACGTGCGGGATGACTACTCCGTCGACCCCTCGAGTGACGGTGACGACCTGGGGCGTAGCGGCCCCTGAGACGGCTGTGACGGTCATTCTCTCGCCACCGATGCTGACGTCGTAGTCCCCGTCGTCGTGGGTCCAGAGCGGGGCGTAGGGGACGTCCCAGCCTGCCGTTGACGTCGTCGCGGTGGCCACCGTGGCACCGGTGCCTGATCCGGTGTACCCGGGTGTCCAGTCGGCAGGGTCGGACGACACGACCGGCGTACCGCCTACACCGTCGAGGATCTCCACAGCGTGGATCACGCCTGCCATCGATGATGTGCACGCGGTTCCGGAACGAGCTCCCAACTGGTACAGCGCGGTCGACTCGAACAGTGCGAGGGTCGCGCCACCGGAAACCGTCGTTCCCAGTTGAACCCAGGTACCGCCGTCCTCAGACGTGTAGTACTTGACGGTCCAGACTCCGCCGTCGTCCTCGTGGAACACAGCGCGGATCCAATGCACGGTGCCGTCCGTGAATCCAGTGGCCGCAGTCGATGTCGCCTCAGAGAAGGTGATTCCGTTGACGGACAGATACATGTGCAGGCGTCCGGTCGTGCTGACGTCGAGTGCCCACGATCGTTGGTCACCGGTGTTGACGTACTTCGCCACGACCGTGCTCTGTGCCGCTGGTGTCCAGTCGTCCAGGGACAGTTGAACCCGGATCTCGAGATCGGTGGCCACGTTGGCGCCCGATGCTGTGAGGCACTGACCTCCGGCGAAGTCGACCGTGGCGGACGACAGGGGTGCGGATAGGGCAGTTTCCTGGTTAGACCAACGGTCGCTAGCCGTGTTGTACCGGAGTACCCGGTAGGCGGATGCCGGAGTGGTCGATGCCTCAATCTTGAAACCGGTAGGTGTGATCGTCTCCGATAGTCCCTGCACTACCACCGTGACGTCGTCCGGGGGAAGCCACACCGGGGGGTCGGTGATGCGTAGGACGTCCCCCAGGTCCAGGAGCAGGAGATCGGTGGTGAGGGTGTCGTCAGCGAGGAACGTCGGATGAGCTAGATCCCAGCCAATGGTTGGGTAGCGTGCGTCGTCGACGGTTCCGACGTTCGCCCTCCACCACGCTTGCAGCTCTGTCTGCTGATCGGCGTGAAGGCTGAGATTCGCCGAGTCGTCGTAAGTTCCGGCCACGGTAGTGCCGGCAGGACCGTCGACGACTTCGGCGGTTGTGGAAGATCCTCCCTCACGGGTGACCGTGACCCGGTTTTTCAGGCTGGCGTCGTCCTCGCGAGGGAAGAACGGGACTAGCAGATTGTCGGTGTGAGCGATCGTAGCGGCCGGATTCTGGGAGAGCATCGACGTCATAGACCGGTAGGCGAGATCGTAGCTCCCACGGTGTTCGTAGAGGATTCCGTAGTCAGAGACCGAAGCGCCGTTGAGGGCATCCGTGAGCGATTGAATGCGCTGATATCCGAGGGATTCCGTGTCGTCCTCGCCGAGGATCGTGGCCGTGAGCCCGTTCTCCGTGCACAGTCGGTCGATCCTGTCAGCGGTTTCCTCGCCGTTGTAGGCGTCAGCCTGACGCCAGATGTCGAATACCGACGTCTGATCATTCTCAAGGGTTACGTGACCGATTGCTAGTTCGCCGAGATCGGCGCGGGCAGGGTTGACTATCTGCCTGGCAGAGCGCCCCGTTGAGTATCCGACGTAGGTCACTCCCACTGCGGCGCCTGCCGACGCACCTACCTCGACATTGGCGAGGGTGAGCCTCACGTCACCGACGATGCGTTCTGTGTCGATACTCAGTCGAGAGGTGATTCCGTCCACCACGAATGCCGCCGCCGACGATCCGGCAATCGCAGTCCCCGATGTGTCGTACGGGCGCGCTTCGAGGGAACCCCCCGCAGCAGTGGTGTATATGAGATCCACCCACGCCATCGTTCCGCCCGTATAGACCCTGGCGACGACGCACCCGTTGGGCAGAGGAGTGGACGGCCACGCGATGACGGCGCGCCATTGGATCTCACCCGACACGGTGTAGGTAGGCGGCTGAAATTCGAGCTTTCCCGTGCTGATCGTCGGCATCGGTGCGGATGCCGGCAGATCGGTGTGAGCGGCCATCATCACCGGTCCGGTCACGATCCCCGGTCTCCCGCCTACTGCGGCGCCGATCGTCGTTGCATCGGCGCCGTCCTCGCAGGGCCAGTACGCCACGAGACCCGTACCGATGCCCGGGATGCCTTGCCGCAGAGCGGATTTCATCGCAGACGTGCCACGGCCGAGGCGCCGCATCACGCCACCACCCTCGACGGCCACGAGGACAGAGCTCGCTCCCTTCCGTCCCCAGGTCGGCGGCCAGGAAGCGACTGTCCCGGTGAACCGGTAGTGGCGTCGTGTCAGCTCACATCCGGCGCCGAGGGTCCAGACAACCCCCTGCGAGTCTGTGAGCGTGGCCGATCCGGCAACACCGTCCGAGGCCTTGGGAGCTGCCTCTAGCGTCCCTCCGATGCCGTCATAGATCCTCGCTTCGAAGAACCGCCAATCGCCCCCCACAGCGTCGGTGCGGGAGTTCTTGCCGATCCTGACGATTTCGGTCGAATCGAAGATCGACGTGACTCCGGCGGCGATTACCGGGTCACCTAGCTGAACCCAGGTATCCCCGATCCTCGGTGCCGTGTAGAACGTGACAGCGTGGTTACCGCCGTTGCTCACGTCGAGGGTAACCCGCACCGCCATCCGCCCGGAGACGATCGGCATCAGCGCGGTGGACACTGCCCCGAGAATCGCCGATCCGTCCTCTGACCAGTACAGCGCTAGCGTCCCGTCCGCCAGGGACTGGACCGCCCATCCTCGATTCGTGATCGCACCCCAATGGGAGACGAGATCCCGCTTCGCTGACCGCCAGTCGCTCTGCCAGACGTCTACCCAGACCTCTAGGTCACCGGTGACCGAGATACCCGCCGAGTCGGGCGCCGTCAAGTACCCCGTGGAGCCCGCACACGGGCACCACACGGCACCGTGCTCGACGTACACCCTGATAGGTGTCGAGCGCCCCAGCAGCCCGTACAGCGGCGACCTCGGGTTCCTCAGGCTGTACCGGCCGTCGTCGCTGGCCAGTGTCAGCGTGCATGAGGCAGGGTCCGCTATCGCCGCTTCGGCGGATCGGCCACGGGAGATACGCACGCCGCGACGGTCGACGTCATCGGTGATGTCATGCCACGCGCCGGAGTAGTACAGCTCAACCCCCAGCGCCGTGGTCGAGTCTGCCCACGTGTCGTGGATCATCGGCCTAGCACCGCCTGCACACTGCCGCCACGGGCAGAGATCCTCTTCCTGAATTCCTCGAATATCGCGTCAATGATTGGGTCGCCGTCCCCCCGGAACTCGATGACGATCGGTTGCGCGCTAGCTGGTGTAGCACTTCCTGAGACGACGCCGGAGACCGACGCGGACCCTGCAGCCGAGATGCCATCGGTGAATGAAGACAGGGATGACTTTACGCCGGAATAGCGTGATTCAAGGCCACGCCGAAATCCGTCGATGACAAGCGCGCCACTCCCGAACAGTAGTTTCGCGTCCTTGCTCTTTGGCCCTTTCCAGTCGGGGAGTAGCCCGGTGAGCCTGCCGAGGACTTTACGGACGTCATCGAATTTCGATGTGATTCCGCCGATCAGTCCGTCGATGAGTCGCCTACCGACGTCGGACAGCAGCGACCCGACGTTGCCGAATACCGACTTGATCCGATTCTGCAGGTTCAGCAAGTACGTGACAACCGAGGTAACGAAACGGCCGACCGCTCCGATAGCTGCCATGAATGCGCGGCCAAGCGAATTGACGGCTTCCCGGAAGGTTTCGCTGCGCCGGTACGCGACCACGATTGCCGCCACAAGCGCGACGATTGCGATGATCACAAGTCCGACAGGGTTAGCGGCCATAGCTACGTTCAACGCCCATTGGACAGCCGTCGCGGCCGCGGTGGCCACCGATCCCGCGACCGTAGCAACCCGCTGCGCGGCAGCTGCGGCCGTTGACCGAAGCGATGCGGCAGTGAAAGCCTGAGCAGCAATCGTTACCGCGGCAAGAGCCGGAGCGTACATTTCGACAGCGCGCATCGCTTGCTGCACTGGGGACGGGTCAATCGCGCGTTGCGCATCGGCAAGGTCGAGCGTCGAGCTCTTCGCATTGATCGTGGCCTGACGTCCGTCGACCTGGGCTTGGGTCGCGTCGACCTGGGCCTGTTTCGCGTCCTCTTGTGCCTGAGTGAGATCGACCATTGATTGCTTCTGATCAGCCCCAGCCTGAGCGAGATCGATTCCTGCCTGTCTCGCCTCTGCGGATCCGGCACCGAATTCCTTGACAGCAGCGGTGTACTCTTTCTGGGCCGTTGTCGCGTCGAGGTCTGCCTGTCTCTTGTCAATCTGGGCTTGCTCGACGTCGACGGCGGATTGGCGTCCGTCGAGTTGTGCTTGGTTCAGGTCGAGGGTCGCTTGTTTCAGGTCGACGGATGCCTGTTCTCCGTCGACCATTGCTTGGCTCACATCAAGCTGCGCGCGCGCCAAGCGGTTCGCATTGTTCCTGGCCATGTTCTGGATATCGTCGATTGCCTGTAGTCCGGCGGTGGCACTGTCGATGGCCGCGTTCATTCCAACCGCGGCACTGCCAACTTTGTCGAGGGCCGAAGACATTCCTTTGCCGCCGGATTCGACGTCGACAACAACTGACCGTGTTGTGTCGCCAACATCCTTGATGTCCTTCTGTGCCTTGCCGACATCAGCTAAGAAAGAGATCTTGACCGTAGCGCCCACGTTTTGTCACCTTCTCCTGTTCGCCTGTTCAATGCACGCGGAGCGTTGTCCTCGGGTCAATGTCAGGTACTCATCCGGCGTGAAGCTCAGTCCAGTTCCGACGACGAAATTGGCGTAGGCCCGATCGCGGTCGTCGTCGTCGTCGAGCCATCGGGGTTTCCCTCGGCGTCCGGTGACCGGAACATGTCGTCGAGTTCCCCGACCGTCGCCGTCATGGAAGCCTTGTATGCCTCGGCGTCCGTCGCGCCTTCCCGGCGGAGATGCACGAAGTACAGGCTACGCCCGGCGAACATCCCGCTGAGGTTCTCGAACGCGTCCCCGAACAGTTTCCGGATAGCTATTTCCTCGTACCCGTTGAGGGAACGACCCATGGCGATTGCGTCGATCATTGGAGCCCTGCCTTTCTCATCGCTGTATCTAGTCCTTCCTCGAGCATCGCTACAGCCCTAGGCGCCAGGGCAGCGTCGGCGCGCTGCATGAAGAATGACGGCTCGATATTACGCGCGGGCCACCCGTAGTTGATGGCCCCCGCGTATTTAACCCGGGCCCTTCCGGCCATCACCACGGCTTTGTTCTTGGCCTTATTGCCACGCACCGTAGCCGCTAGAGCGCCAGTGACCTTCGGCGCCATATCGGCTACAAGACGTGCCCCCTCGGTGGAGATAGCGGACATTGCTTCCTTCATATCCGCTACCTCCACCCCGAGCGATTGCAGGGCCTTGATTGTTTTGTTGAGTCCTTCGACCCGCACACCGGACGGCATGTCAGGGAGTGATGTCGATGGCTGGCTTGGCGGTGAATTTCCATTCGACTTCGCACGTCTGGACCTTCGTGTTGGAGCGGTTCGCCTGCCCGCCGACGAACGTCCCATCGGGCTCTGTGATCGTGACAGTTCCGGTGACCTTCGGTGTGGTCGCACCTTCCGTGATTCCGTCACCGTTGGGCCATACCTCGACGTCGACGTCATCACCCGCACGGTCCCAAGCGAAGTACCAGAGGGAATCGTCCGCCGTGTTCTGCCGGATCGTCAGCTTGAGGGTGTAATCCCGCAAGCCGCCGGCAAGCGCGTCCGGGAAAGACACGAAGTCAGAATCCGTGTCACCGGTGGTGATCATGCACTTGCTGACTTCGGTGCTGTAGTCCTCGCTATCGACGATGAGGACGAGCTTCCTGGTTCCGATGATCGTTGCCATGACCTAGTCCTCTCACGCCACATCGAGCGTCGGCTTGGCAGTGCACTGCCACTTCACGGCCACGGTGCCAACCGCGGTGGTCGACTTGTTACCCTCGGCCCCGAGAAGATCACCATCGGGCTCACTGATCGTCAGCGTTCCGGAGAATTTCGGGTATGTCTCAGTCGGTGTTGTCGGGTCAACGGTGTTCTGTCCATTGGGCCAGAACTGGTAGGTGACGTCTGTTCCGGCGACGGACCACACGTAATACCACAGCGATGCCGCTGCGGTATCCATCCGGATAGTCAGGCTGAGCACGTAGTCACGCGCTCCACCGGAATTGGCCTCTGCATATGAGACGAAATCGGAATCTTTCTCCGACGCGTCGAGGGCTACATTCGAGACTTCCGCCGTGAAGTCGGTAACACCGACTCCAAGGAACAACTTCATTCGGCGTGTGCCGATGACAGTGGCCATCCTAGTCCTCCACTTCGGTAGTGAGCGTGAGCGTGAGCGCGTGCAACGCTCCACCGCCGTCAACAATGAGAGTGATCGGCTCCAGGGCGACGTCCGCGACAGGGAGCTCGATCATCCGAGTCGTCGCGTCGATGATGTCGACGGCCAGGGACTCGTAGGTTTCGTCCGCGACGGACTCATCGGCGCCAAGGACGATGATCACAACGAGGGTGACCGAGCATCTCGTGTAGTCGGCCGGAGCGATCCGGCCGACCGTGACCCATCCGTCTCCGATCCTCGGTGCCTTGACAACTCCCCGCGGCCGGATGCGCAGCTCCTCTATCAGGGTCAGCGCGTCGGCCACTTCCTGCCGTGCGTCGGCGAGATCCACGATCAGCCCACCGTCCGGCGCAGATACGGACCCTCGAGACGCGAGATCTCGGCATCCGTACGTGGAACGCGGGCCGATGTCCCACCACCCTCGAAGCTCGTGAACGACGCGACGGGCACGGCCCGCGCGGCAAGGTTTCTGGCTACGCGGCGCAGCAGAGCCTGCCGCAGGTCGGCAGGATAGGCGGGAGGGATCCGGCATCTCGCCCGTTGCGCCGCTGTCTCCGCGGTGAGCGCGTCGAGTATCTCGGCATCGGATGCTGACGTTTCTCCGAGGTAGGCGAGGCACGCGGACGTGTCCGGCCATCCGTCGTCGACGGACGTCGGGACGGATTCGACGTTCGTCTGTGCGATCTCGACACCCACCACGGTGCCGGACGCGACGAACCGCAGGTGATGCCATCCGGGCACGGTGAGCGTGTGCCGGCACACCCACACCCCGGTGCCGTCCTCGGTCGGTGTGACGACGGACGACGTGTCGTCTGGCAGTAGCACCGAAGCGCCGACCGTCGGAGTAACCCGGTTGCCGTCGTCGTCGTACGTGACCGCCACGGTGACCCACTCGTCACCGACGTACCGGTAGAACGGGCCCTGACTGCTCAATGTGATCGGCATGGATTCCCCTCATGAGGGCCCCCGTTTCACGTGAAACAGGCCATGTTTCACGTGACACGGGGATCGGGTCAGGCAACGGCAACCGCTCCGTCGACGGACAGCGGAAGCCACAGCACACCCCACGAGACGCGCGCGGTGGTGCCGATCGCTCCACCACCAGCAACGTTGAGCTTGATGTCACCGCCGCCCGCGAGCGAGATCGGTCGGTCAAGAGCGAGATGCGCGCCGACGTCGAGCCCGGCCACGAGCGCGCCACCGGCGGTGGTGTTCAGGGTCAGCCACGTGCCGGACGCCAGGCTGTCCACGGCCAGGAGCGTGGCCAGCGCCACGTCAGAGCCACCGTCGTCAGGGTCGTAGGCAAGATCGAAGTCAATCGACGCTGCGGGAATCGCCACGGTGATCAGCCCGTAGAAACCAGTGATGAGGACATCCCCGGTGGTGGAGAACAGATCCTCACTCACACCGGTTCCGGGCGGGAGCGCGGCCGCACGGTAGGAGAAGGTGCCGAGAACGTCAGTACGTGCGCGAGTTGCGCGGGTCATGATCTTTATCCTTTCACAGAGGGTAACCGCCGGCAGAACGGTCGGTGATCAGACGGTGTAAGTGACCTCACGCACCCCTGTCAGCCGGGTGTTGGCAACCGCCAAGTAGCCGAAGACACCGAGCTCGACGCTCTTCACCTGGTATTCGAGGTTCAGCCGCCGAGGCGCCGTAGCCCACCCGTGGCAGTCATTCGGCGAGAACAGGTACGACGATCCGTCTCCGCCGTTGCCAGCTTCAAGCGCCCAAGCGGGACGTGCCTGCAGCCCGTTGACTTGGATGTAAGCGCCGTCGGCGGACGTCTGTCCGGACGAGTTACTCGGTGCGATCACCGGGTATAGACGGCGGCCGTTGTCGTCCACGGCGGCGGCCAGGGCAGAGAAAAGGTCCGACGCGAGGAAGAACCGAGAGAACCGGTTTCCGCCACGGATGTACTGGAGTAGGGCGAAATTCGCTGTCAGGTCCTGATCGAGATCGGCATCGGTGCCGTTCAGAGCGATACCCGTGGGAGTGAGCGCGTCGAGCATCGCGACTGCCGCGACTTCCAAGCCCTCGTTGTAGGAGCGGATGATCTCTGCCCAAATGATGGTTGAGACCTGTGGGTTTCCGCCTTGGTCGATGACCTCACGGGTGAGCTCGAATTTCCCGGACACCGCAGAGGGGGTGACCGTACCGCTAGTCGTTGTGTAAACGCCCGCAGTCGGTTCGGTGCCCTCGACGTGCGCCGAAACGACGGTCGTGGCAGTGCCGAACATGGGAATTGTGAACGGGGTCGAATCCGCGATCGCCCCCTTGTTGATGGCCGTCCACACGGGGGTAGCGAATTCGAGGTTGTCGACGAACAGGTCCGGCCTGTTCCGCGTCGGGTTCAGTTCGTCGACGTCGCCGGTGCTGACGTCGTCGCCGAAGACCATCGGCAAGAACTTATCCAACCGCTCCCGAGCCACACCATCACCCTTCGCCGAGGCGAAAAGGTCAGTGCTGAAATCGTGCGGTCGACGGTGGCCATTGAAACCGTACGGGAGCTCGGCGCGCGTCACCTGAATCGTCGGCTCACGGCGAGGGTTCACCGTGGTCGGACCGAGCTCGGACAGTGCGGCCTGCACTCCGGCCTGCACGGCGGCGGCCATGGCCTCGGCGGAGAACTGAGCGGGAACCGGCTCTGGAGCGGGTGGAGCGACAGGGGTGGGCGGAGTGATCGGGGGAAGCGGGTTCGGCACGGTATTCCCTTCCTTGGTTAATGCGGCCACGGAGGTAACCCGTGCGTCGCGGAATGCGGGGGACGACGTGATTGCCACGCCGGTGAGTTCGGCGGACGTGACCAAGAATACGTCAGCGTCCGTCGGGTCGATCTGGTATTTCAGGATGTCTACCTCGGCCGAAAATCCGTCGAGGATTCCGTCCTCTGCCAGGGCTAGAACTTCATCACCGGACGGTGTACGGCCCACCTTGAATTTCGCCGTGAGACCATCATCGGATGAGCGCACTTCGGTGGCCGCCCCGACGAGGGAAGAACGGATGTGCTCACGGTTCAACTTCACCCGCGACACTGCCGACGAATTCCAGAATACCGACCCGGCCGCGAACCTCCAAGATCCATGCCAGTTCTTCCCAACGGGACCGTACAACAGGATTTCTCCCCCGATGGTTCGCTTCTCCTTGCTGGCAGAGAACGACACGGGAGCATCGAAATGGACACTGAACGGTTCGCCGTCGCCGTCATCGAATTCAACGGAGATCGGGGCGGAGTTCTTCACGGGTTCATTCACGGTGGCCGGATTGCTCTTCGGCACGAGTTCACCTTTCTGGGTTTCGGTGAGCATCGGACGTCCGTCGTCCTCCCTGATCTCATCGACTGTGATGGCGCCGAGGGCATGATATTGGGTGGCGACCGTCGCCCGAGTAATCGGGTCAGCCTTGAGATAGTCGGATAGGTCGAATCCGACCGTGTAACCGCGCCGAGTCACGTCGTTCATGCTCAGTCTGTCGGCCACGGCTCTCATGTACGGCGCGAGAACGTCATTGATTCGATCTTGGCGACGGTCCGTGGCGTTCTGGTACGTCCGGCTAGTAGTCGATACCCCCAGGTCCTCAGGGTCAAGCCCCAGCGCGTTCGCGAGATCCAGTGCTGCGCGCGCCTGCAATTGGACTAGCTGCAGATCTGAGGGTGAAGGGGACGCTACCGAATGATATTCGAGAGACAGCGGAATATAGCCTGTCGATGATTCCTCGCGCGCCTTACCCCACAGATAGAGAATGTCGGATATCTCGTCATCAGACGCCGGGTCGGCCCCTTCACCGGCGGTGAAGTAGTCGAGCGGGCGAGGGTTCTTCGCGTAGCGCTCTGACGTCTGTTCGAGTAGCGCGGCCCGCCGGATCGCACGGCGCCCGGCAACAAGAAGCGGAGGGTTCGGGGAATCGAACCGGATCACGTCCCTCCCGGGCACAACCTTTGTGTCGATCCACACGGCTGCTGACGGATCCGCGCCGGACGGCAGCAGGTTCAGCGACTGGCCACCCGGTGGCGGATCCAGGTGGACCCTGGCGACGTCGATGTGTTGCGCCGACGCGGGGAACCCGTAGGCGTCGCGGGCCAGGATCTGCCACCACGCGATTCCGTCGAATAGGAGATCCTCGACCGTCTGCGCCATCACGACGACGTTCGGGACCTGGGGGTCGATCTGGGCTAGCAGCGCCGATCGTTGTTGAGCGCGGTTCGGGCCGCGCTGCACGAGA